TGTCAGAGTTACTTTCTGAAAGGGACATAGAACAATTAATGAAAGAGGTTAATACTATCAATAACACTACAAAACAATTAATCGACAAATAATGGCTTTAGATAATCAAGAAAAAAATATTGATAAAAATCTAGGCTCGGGAATTATAATAGGTAGAGTCAAAGAAATAGTTCTGGGTCCTTATAAAAGCGGTGATCCTACGATAGAAGATCCAAATTTTAATAGCTACGAAGACATAGGTAAAATACAATTTGAATTTTTGTACAGTCCAAATAGCATATCTTTAGGCGCTATATCTAAACCGGCTTACCCAATATTTAGCGCTATTAAACAGTTTCCAGTATTGGGAGAAATTGTATTTATAACTAGAGGCCCTTCTCCTGATCTGAACGATAATTTTAACAATCAGAGGCTATATTATTTTCCTCCCTATGCTTTGTGGAATTCCGTAAATCATAATACTTTCCCCAATATGGAAGAGTATTCTGAATTTGTAAAACAGTATAAAACGAAACCGCAGTATCAAGGGCAATCGCAAACGCAAAATGCGGAGATGCCAAAAGGCTATTCATTCTCAGAGAAAGACATAAAGTCACTAGCACCATTTGAGGGAGACACTATAATAGAGTCGAGGTTCGGTCAATCTATAAGATTTGGATCCACTACCACATCTATGAAGAAATTTAATCATTGGTCGGACGCAGGAACAAATGGAGCTCCAATAACAATTATTAGAAACGGTCAAGGTCAACCATCTTTTCCATTAGATAAATTTGCCAATACAGTAGAAGACATAAATAGCGACGCTACGTCTATATATTTGACAGCGGGCCAAAAAATTATTATAAATCAATTGAGCAAATTTCCATTAGAGTCTTTTGGAACCAGCATAGACCCAATATCACAAACGATAATAGAGTCCTTTCAACCTACTGTATCTAATTACTTGAATTCTGCAGCGTCTCAAGATTCTGCTACTCAAGAGAAATCAAATAAAAAGCCTAATTAATGTATAAACCACAATTTCCATATATAGGCAATCAAGCGATTATAACTTCAGATAGAGTAACTTTATTGGCCGGTAAAGACTCCGTATTCGTATTTGGAAATCAAGCTGTGTCTTTGTCTAGTCAACATACTATAAATTTAGACGCAAAAGATAAAATTATTTTAAGTTCTCCAAAAATAGAATTGGGAAACAAAGCAGAAGCATTGGGAGAACCCATTATATTGGGAAATGCTCTAGTGCATCAATTGGTAACTTTGTTAGACGATTTAATAGTCTTTGTTACAAGCGTTAGAGAAGCAACTTACGGCGATCTATCAACTATAGAATCAAATATAGCCGCTCCTGCAGACGTGTTATACAATTCTCTACCCACTATTAGAAACGCTATAAATAATTCAGTGAGATCAAATAAAGTATTTCTACAAAAGAATTAATCATAAAAAATGGCATTCTTCGCTCTCATAAAATCACTAACTAAAACTCTCAATAAAGCCAGAGGCAAAATTAATGTAGTATTTACTGGTAATCATACAATAGAGCCGGGGGATACTACTGCACACGGTGTTAGCGAAAGAATAGCGGATATAGGAATATTCGGGCTATTGGATGTTTTAGCCGCTATAGATCTGTGCAATATAATTACTTACGAACTAAATAAATTGGCTAATAATGCCGGCGATAAATTCGATCCCAACAAGCCTCCAAAATCTCCTACTGCCTCTAAATTAGAGATTCAAAAGTGGAACGTTCAATACGCAGCTTATAAGATACAAAAAAAGATAGATAATTTTAATTCTACTAATGGAGAAACCAAAGATAAAACTAGATTAGGCAAATTAGTGAACGATTTAGTTAGCGAATTAAAGAATTTATCAGATCCAAATGACCCAAACTCAATAGAAGACCCCGATCTTTTAGGTGCATTTCCTGAAATGTCTTTAATAAACAACTTTATTCAAAATTCTATAGGTTTCCTAAGTCAGACCCCAGATCTTAGAAATGTTTCAAACGACAACGTTCAAGCTATAATTAATTTTGTAGATAAAGTTAGAAATGTTTGCGTAAAAATACAAGCCATAAGTAATCCTGCATCTGCAGCATTGAGTTTTTTAAGTCCACAATTACAAGAGAATCTAAGTAAATTAAATAAAGTAATTGATCCATCAAAATTAATTCCAGCAATTAGGAGTGTAATACAGAGCGCTCAAGCAGTAAGACAAGTCACTAGTTTAATACTATCTATTGCAAAACTTTGCCAATTATTTGTAAAAATAGGAGTGGTACTGGTTAAGATATTTAAAGTCATTTTAAAATTCTTAGTAGCGCTTCCGGCTCCAGCGCTATACGCTACTTTGGGAATTACTACTTCAGTGTCTGCTCTTCACGCCAAAATAGAAGACTATTCAAAAGCCGTTATAGAAGATCTAAAGACGCTTAGTAGTTTACTTAGCTCTATAATTTCTGTTTGTAGAACGATTTCCTTAGACGTAGGAACTGTCATAGAGAAACTAACTGTAATACTATTGAATTTGGAAGCATGTAATAACGTACCAGAAGATCTAGTTAAAGATCTAAAGAATACTATTTCAGACTTACAGGCGAATAAAACAGAATTAGACGCATTTATACAAAATTACTCTGATAAAAAAAATAAAGCCGCAGGAGCGTATTACGGATATACTATAGTAATAGAAAAGGAACAAACTCTTCCTGAAAATACACATTTAGTGAGACGTTATGGAGTAGCTTTAGACGCAAATGGAATAGCTGTTGCTCAATCCACTCCTACTTATGCTTCTAACGATAATATTATAATAGAAGAGGTTCAATTAATACTAAGATCGAAAGGACTAATAAAAGTCCCCCAATCTTCTTTAACTCCACAAGATTTATCAGTTATACAAGAGGCTTTAAGTTACGTTCAAGAAGACACAGTAAATCAAGACCTTAACATAAACATAGATCAAGGATTGGACTCTCCCGATAATTTAAACGAAAATACAGGGTTGGGATTGAATGCATTTATAAACAACATAAAAGGCGGCAAAAAATTGAGGCAGAGAGTTAGAGCTTCAATGAGCGCTGCTAAAAGTCAACTGGAGCAAAATCTCGCCCAAGTAAAAAACGGATAATTTTAAACAAATTGATATTTATACAATATGGCACAAGTAAAAAAACAAAGCGCTGTAGCTAAATTAAGGATCCTCATTAGAGAAGAGGTCGCAAATGCAATTAGGGAAGAAATGCCTCATTTGATAATGGAAGCTCTTGCCAAACAAAATAGACTACTGGAATCCAAGAATAAAGAGGGATTAAACACAATACAAGAATCTATAAAATCGCAAGTCAAAAAATCAGTTATACCAGGAACTTTAAATACGAAGCCATTCAATGCGGCTCAACAATTTCAGCAGCAACAAAAACCGTTTGCCGGCAAAGATCCAATGAGTAGACTGCTCAACGAAACAGCTGCAGACATGCTTCAAGAGGACACTCTAGCGTTTTCTACTTCTGATATAGACGTAGATCCAATGAGCTTTATGCAAAACGTAGAAGCGCCCGCAGGAAGCGTTAACGACATGTTAGCGACTTCTAAAGCTAGTTCTGCCGTAGAAATGGTACAAGTCAATGCTGTACCCGATTTTACGGACTTGATGAAAAAAATGATGGCAAAAGGAACAATATAATATGGCATACGGAGCAGTTCAAATACCAGCAATAGACTTTAAACCCTCAACTTCTTTGGGGGTAAAGATACCATTTTCTGCTCCTGATGTGTTTACCCCAGTATATACATCTCAAGAACAGACAAAATATAATTTAATAAATTATTTGTTGACAGATCGGGGAGAAAGACCTTTTAATTCAAATTTTGGAGCAGGATTGAGATCTAAACTTTTTAATCCCATAACTAACTCCTCATTAGACGAGCTAAAAATATCTTTGACTTCACAAATAGAATCATATTTTCCAAATATACAAGTGACTCAGTTACTATTGATTGGAGATCCTGACAGGTCTTCTATCACAATATCTTTGTCTTATATACTATTGAACACTAGACAGAACGATACAGCTGTCATAAACATACAAAATATTTAAGATGCCAGATCAGATAGACGTTAGATACTTAAACAAAAATTTCACTTCTTTCAAATCTGATTTGATTGAGTACGCAAAATCGTATTACCCAACGGTATACAACGACTTTAGTCAGGCTTCTCCAGGCACCATGTTCATAGAAATGGCTTCGTACGTTGGAGATGTTCTTTCTTTCTATTTAGATAATCAACTACAAGAGACTTTCTTGCAGTACGCAAAACAAAAGAACAATCTTTATACGATGGCGTACATGCTTGGTTATAGACCTAAAGTAACTTCTGCCGCTATAGTGAATCTAGACGTGTATCAACAGGTACCCACAAAAACAGTTGGAGGACAACCGCAACCAGATTTTAATTACGCATTGTCAATTCAACCCGGAATGCAAGTTAAGTCCACTGTTAACAAGTCTGCGTACTTCTTCGTTGGAGACAAAATCAATTTTAATGTATCGTCTTCTTCTGATCCCACAAGCGTATCTGTGTATCAGGTCAACGCTGGTGGCGCACCGTCTTCTTATCTATTAAAAAAATCAGCGCAAGCTATATCAGGGCAAGTAAAAAATCAATCGTTTAGCTTCGGTGCGAGCCAAAGGTTTTCTACAATTACAATAAATGACAGCAATATTATATCTATAATAAGCGCCAAGGATTCTAATGGAAATATTTGGTACGAAGTTCCCTATTTGGCTCAAGACTACATATTAACACCGGTAGAGAACACAGCGGCAAATTATCCTGCTTTAAATCAATATCAAAATCAAGTTCCATATATAATTCAAAAGAAATTTGTACCAAGGAGATTTGTGTCTAGGTTTAGATCTGATAATACCCTAGAAATAGAATTTGGCTCTGGCATAAATTCAGTAGCTGATACTGCAATAATACCGAATCCAAACAACGCTAGCGTGGGTTTTTCTGGAGGAGGACTAAGCTACTTATCTAGTTCTTGGGATCCTACGAATTTTGTAACTACGCAAACTTATGGATTAGCTCCCACCAATACGTCTATAACATTTCAATATTTAGCTGGAGGAGGATCAGTATCAAATGTTGGCATAGGAGAGCTTACTCAAGTAGTGGCTTCTACTGTGTCAGGTGTAAATACGTCTTATAAAAATACTCTAGTGACCAATAACGTTAGTTCTTCTGTTGGAGGAGGAGACGGAGATACAGTAGAGGAGTTAAGACTCAATTCTCTAGCCGAATTTCCCACTCAGTGGAGAGCAGTAACCCAACAAGATTATTTATCCAGAGTTCTTTCAATGCCTCCAATTTACGGTAAAGTTTCAAAAGCATACGGTACAAAGAACGATCAAACCTTTTCTAATTATGTTAACGGAGATCCATCCCAACAAAATCCGTTGTTAATAACGATGTACGTTCTTGGATTGGACGCAAACGGAAATTTGGCAGAGCCTACACCAGCGCTATTACAAAACATACAAACATACATACAGGACTACAAGATACTCACTGACTCTATCAAAATAGATCAAGCTTATATAGTTAATATAGGAGTGAATTTTGACGTGGTAGCGCTTCCAAATTACAGCGGCCAGGACGTAATATCTAGATGCATAACAACAGTTCAAGACTTTTTTAACATAGGAAATTGGCAAATAAATCAGCCAATAATACTAAGCAATTTATATTCTTTAATTGATCAAGTTCAAGGAGTTCAAACAGTAAAAAAAGTGACACTTACAAATTTAGTGGATTCTACGGGAGCTACGTATTCTCCTTACGCTTACGACATAGACGGAGCAACTATAAATAACATAGTGTATCCTTCTTTGGATCCTTGCATATTTGAAGTACTTTATCCTAATACAGACATTCAAGGTCGCGTAGTAACATTTTAACAAATAAACAATGGCAGTATACAAAATATTCGCAAGCTCTGATGCAACTCTATACTCTTCAAACGTAAGTAAAAATACTGGTTTAGATGAGATATTAGAAGTGGGAGTTAAAAATTACAGTGCTACAACAAATGGCACCTATTTAGCTCATTCAACAGAAGATTTGAGAAGGTCGCTAATACAATTTTCTAACACAGATTTAGCTAAAGTACAAGCTTTATCTACTGGATCTTCTTTCTCGGCGTATTTGAGACTGTATTTAGCTACAGCAGAAAATTTATCCACTACCTACTCTTTAGAATTCCATCAAGTCGCCCAAACTTGGGACATGGGGACGGGTAAATTTATAGACTATCCGTCTACTATAAATGGAGCTTGTTGGAATTCACCGAATGCGTATGTGTCTGGAGCTTCCACTACGTGGTCTAGTCCTAGTTATTATACTGTCCCTGGTGGAGGATCTTGGACAAGCATATACACAACGCAAAGTTTTGGATACGCGAGCGACAAGGACGTTAACGCAGACGTTACTTCGATAGTCTCTTCTTGGTTTACTGGATCCGTTCAAAACTACGGTTTTCTTGTTAAGTATCCAACGTCTATAGAGAACAATTCTGGCTCTTACATAGAGACGAAGTTCTTTAGCACAGATACTCACACAATATATCCTCCCACATTAGAAGTTAAGTGGGATGATAGTAATTACGTAACAGGATCTCTAGTAAGTAACGATGATTTTATAGTAAATTTCGCCAATAATAAAAATGAATTCAAATACGGCACGCAAAAATATAGAGTGAGATTAGCGACTAGATCCACTTTTCCAACAAGGCAATTCACAACTTCATCGATATACCTAAACACTTTGCTGCTCCCTTCTAGTTCTTATTGGGCTATTCAAGATTACAAGACAGAAGAGATGGTAATCGATTTTGATACAAAATATACTAAAATAAGTTCGGATGGCACATACAATTACTTTGATTTATACATGAACGGATTGGAACCAGAGAGGTACTATAAACTACTTGTACAAACTTTATTGCCGATTACGAAAGAAAATATAAATATAGACAGCAACTTGATTTTTAAAATTGTTAGATAATGTCGCAAACAGTAAATTTGGTAAAGAAGGTATACGGTGTAAATACGTATCAAAAGGTTATCGACAATAGCTTTTCAGAATTGGTAGCGCCTAAAGCAGTTTTACCTAGCACGACTATTTCGATAGACCAATTTTTTAGTTATTACGATCAATTATTTTACGATATACCTGTAACTGGTTTAACAAATTCACACCAAGAGTTGGTCACAAGAAGCTCGCAATACATTGGAGGATCTGTTATAGATTCTGAAAAACAGGGATTAATCGACGAAATTAATTCGTTGAGGCAACAGATAGTAGACCTAAGTCAAACTTACCTAACAATAAGTAATATAACAGGATAATGGAATTAGTAAACATAACATACAATGGCACTGGAATAGAAGCTCAAACTTATACGCCTATTGATGAGACTCTAATAACGAATAATTACATAGTCACTAGTTTTGACAATAAAAACGACTACGTAGAGGCATTTGTTTACAATGATAACAACGTCCTATTAAATTCAAATTATAACTTAACTAAGTACAATCTACCAGCATCGTCAAACACAGGCGATGGTACAACTTACTCAGCTGTAACATTAGATCCCCAGTCTGACGTTATGGATCTTGGTTTCGATAGAGGCAGCGTTAATATACAATACAACTTTTTAAGACAGCTATTTAATTCGTCTTACGGTAATTTTTATTGGATAAAACAAATTTCTACAAGTAGAACAGAATTATTACTGTCCTCTCAGACGATAAGTGACTCTTCTATACTTTCTGGATTTAATGCGTATCAAGCATATTCATCTACTAAAAATTACGCAAATAATTTTTATCTTAATTTCGGCACTAACGAATTAGTGATAGCGATTAATGTTGCTACTACCACTGATTCTGATGGAACCCACTTACTAATAAAACTTTACGAACCTCTACCGACAGATTACGACCTAAAGACCACTCTTTGGATAGTAGATAAAGTCGCAGAATCAGTTAGCTACAATGTCAATATACAAATAGAGGCTGACGCATCAATAAATAATAATGCTTTAAGAGGGCCAAATTTTAAGGTAAACGTAAATCAAAAATCTGGATTAACTACCCCGTACTACAACTACGCTAACTTAATAGCCAGTCCTGTCACTTCGTCTTTTAATAAGCTTTCTAGTTATTACCAAGATCAAGGAATAAACATAAACGTAGACTATACTAATTTTTCTAACTTTATTCACTTTTCTAGCGCAACCGAAAGGTTGAACAACTTTACTTATAAACTTGGATTAATAGAATCTTATAACGCTCAGATAAGCGCTCAAAAATCTGTTGTAGGAGGTAATACAGTAGCATCGTCTTCTATAGGATTCATAAGCCAATCTATAAGCAACATAATAACTAACTTCGATACGTACGAATACTATTTGTACTACTCGTCAGCATCCTTTGCTTGGCCTAAGACAAATTCTACTCAACCTTATCAGCAAGCGCCTATAAATTCTTCATTGGGATTAAATTGGCTTGGAAGTTCTACGACTCTACCGTCTGCGACTGGAGTTTCTATGCTTTATTCGGCTTCTTTTTACGATACTACCAATAAGGACTTATTGACGAATTCAATACCTCAATACTTATTGGACGATCCAAGCAACGCTCCGTACGAGACTTTCGTTTACATGATAGGTCAACACTTCGATAATATTTGGATCTATTACAAAGACGTTACTAACAGATACAACAATACTAACAATCCTAATACGGGAGTGTCTCTGGATATAGTAGCGGACGCTTTAAAGGGATTGGGAATTTCTTTGTATACTAACTCTAATATTTCTGACAATTTATACTATTCTCTATTCGGTATTAACGCCGATGGAAGTTTATTGCCTCCTACCGGATCAGAACTCATAACCAATTACGTTACTTCTAGCTTGACAACTCTGCCTGCACAAACAATACAGGGAGAAATATACAAGAGAATATATCACAATTTACCGTACCTATTAAAGACAAAGGGAACCAGTAGAGGCGTAAAAGCCTTGATTGCATGCTTCGGTATACCGGACAGCATTCTAACAGTCAACGAATTCGGTGGATACGATAAGTCGTCTAAAGACGGTTTATTAGAAATAAACAATCAGAAGGCTTATGCAGTCACAAGCAGCCTACTCATATCCGCTTCCGTGCTTTCTCCTTACACAACCATTCAATACAATCAAACAAATAGGAGATCGGACATAGCGAAATTGGAAGTCGGATTTTCTCCATCAGATGCCATCAACGCGTATGTGACCGGCTCCTTGGGATATTTTAACATAGACCAATTAATAGGCAATCCAACCGACCAATACTCTTCGTCGTACAAGGATCTAGACGCTTTAAAGAAGACAATATTTGCATCAGCAACGTATCCGCACAGCATTTGGGAGTACATGAGGATGATCAAATTCTACAACAATAGTTTGTTTAAGATGATCAAAGACTTCGTGCCTGCAAGAGCGGATGTGTCTACGGGCATAATAGTTAAGCCGCACATACTAGAGAGAAACAAATACGCTCGTCACGAACCGACAATGACTACCAGCTCTCTGCTTTCTGAAATAAGCGGAAGTAAAATTACGGGGTCGGACGCGGCTGTTATAAAAAAACCAACCAAGTTTGTAAAAACTGAATATTCCACATTAGGACTAATTCAAGTTTCTCAAAGCGTAGGATTCGAAAAGTTTACTGGTGAATTTGAAGGATCGCAATTTAGGGGATCCACTAGAACAAAACGACAAATAGAATATTCTTACCAACCGTTTCAGAGTCTGAGCCCGTTAGCGTTTCGGACAGGTAATTACTATGGCTCTCAAAGCATTAGCTTATTAGCTCTATATCAAAATGTGTCTTCTTCTGTCAAGTCTAAATTATTTTTTCACTTAGACTACGGAGACGCACAAAAGAACCAGGCAAACAATTACGGTTTGATAACTCAATCCATAATTTTGGGACCGTCTTATCAAGATAGTCCGTACAGTCAATACGCTTACGTACAGGACTACAACTATAGCGCAAGAAGAAGCGTTATACCAAGATACAGCGGATCTTATTCGAGCGGTTACCAATACAACGTATACACTCCGGCAAACGCAGCTTACAGTGGAGACGTGACTTACGGTAACGATCCAATGATAAATTATTATACGAATAAACTCGGCCTATTTACTCAAGTAGAGACCAGCTCTTTCGTACCGGGAGAAGTCAACGCCACCTTAGCTTACTTGGTAGACGTATCTGGAGGTCTTCAAGAATTGAACCAAAGGAACACGCACTGGACCGACGTACAAAATACTTTCGTAGCAGGAGATACTTTGACTATCAAACAATTCGATAACAAAAAATACGGAAACCAAAAGAATACAGACGGCGTAAAGACGATCTTCAACAGTGGATACTCTTACTCACCAGAGCTTTATTTCGTATCGGGAGTCGATAACTCTCTGTATTTTAATTACGCTGGAAATTCTACTGTTTCTAATTTTATAGCGTGGAACAATCCTAGTCTTGCGAATAACAATATAAGTGGATCTTCAGCAGCTCCAAGTTTTCCAGTTACTATAACTAATTCTGCGACTAGATCGGGTAGCGTATACAACATATTTAGTGTCTCTAATCCATCAAACGGATATACGGCAGGAGTATCTGGGCAATTTCCCACTTATTCAGCTCCTGTAGCTGGACAGTATTATTTTACGACTAAGTTCAATTTAACATTAGCCTTTCAAGATCCAAAAAATAAATCTGGAAACACAACAGATAGCGGATCTTTTGTGTATCAAGTGATCGGCACAAACGGAGCTATTTTGGCAGGCAGCAGCGCGCAAGTAATGAGTTTTACTTCTAGTTATACTAATTCGGGAAGCATTAATGCGACTGTTACAGCAAGCAGTACGGTCCCAGGATCCGCAACGAGTATCACTCTACAAAGTACAAGCGTAACTCCATTAAATGGTCCATTGTCTTATTATAATGGAACGTCTTCTACGCTATATAGCGGTAGCACACAAATAGTTTTGGGATTCTACTCTTGGATTGTATCTAGTAATATTCAATACGGATTTTTGGCGATGAATCAGACCGGAAGCGGTTTTCCTTTTACTCTTGCAGGCCCTTCAGCTACCATATTTACTAATCCATATCAATCTCAATCTATAGACGCTTCTTCAACTTATTCAAATACATTTACCGTAAACTATACGACGCCTGCTGTATCTATCACGCCCTCAGATAAAATATCGTTTCAACTTATACAGAGGAGCATGTCCACTGCTAATTATACGGCTAGCATAAGTACTGGTCCTACAAATAGCTCTTTAGCCTTGGGATCGATTAAAACTGGAGCTGGTGGTTATCCTTACGCGTCTTCAAGTCTAACAACCGGTAATTTTATTTCGGGCGCATTTAATGATGCATCTGGAGTCTCTGGATCTTTGGTCCTTAGTACAGACTTATCCAACTATTTGGGATACCAATTCGTTCCTTACTTTACTTCTGGATCAGCTACTTATTCTAGTAGTTTATTCAATCAGTATCAAGAGGTGTCTTACGTTTTTCAACCACAATTCGGAGATAGAATAGTACTTTATGACGGAGTAATTACCGAATACGTGGACGTTTTAAACTATTCAGTGGATTCGAATAATAAAGTTAATATCGCGGTTATACCTACCATATTGAGCAATTGGGTCAGCGATCCAACGAAGATAAAACAATTTTTGTTGTTGAGAAGGTACAACGACGAACAGAGCGTGAGGGTGACTTTTAATAAGAAGCCCGGACAAACTTCTTACGGATTCTTGATACCGAGCAACATAAATCCATCTGTATTGGCCAACATAAATAGCATACAAGCCCAGGTCCAATCTCAACTATTGTCTACACAAGCAAATTCAAATGGATAATGATTTTTAATTCAATATATTTATAAAAAGAAAAACATAATAAGATCATGGCATATTTAAGTAACTCATCTGTCGTTATAGACGCTATCCTAACCAAAAAAGGTAGGGAGCTTTTAGCAAGAAACGACGGCTCTTTTCAAATCACACAATTTTCTCTTTCCGACGACGAAGTGGATTACACTTTGTACAATCCAAATCACCCGTCGGGTTCGGCTTTTTACGGAGAGGCTATAACAAATATGCCAATCATACAGGCGTTCCCCGAAGACAACGAGATTATGAAATATAGGTTGGTGACTCTTCCTCGTGGAACCTCTCAATTGCCAGTAATTAGTGTAGGTTATAGTTCTATAACTCTAATTCAAGGCGCATCCATATCCATCACGCCCCAGACTTTAAACTATTTGGGAGCTACTTCTACTTACGAGACAGACGGATATACTTTCACTATCGGAGACGTTAGAACTACGAGTACATTTACGGGTGTGGGAATCAATACGCCTGCAGCGGCTTCTTCTAACACCACTCAAACTTTGGGCACAAACGTTAGCTCTACTGTAATAGGCACCACTCTTAATATCACTGCAACAACCATAAATACTTTGTTCGGAAATAATACGTCTCTATACACCCTATTAACGGTAGTCGGTAGGGATTCCGGAGCAAGAATCACAGTTCCAATCCAAATAAACAAAGTAAGATAAAAAAATAATTACATGTCATATACAACACTAGCATCTACCGATTTTGTAGTATCTTCAGACGCTATTACAGCACCAGCATGGAGCACCAATTCACCTAAACTTAGTACTTTTTTTACAGCGTCCGCTGTGTCTTCTAGTACGATTACGTCTGACGCATTTTATCTTAATGTCTATCAGACTTCTTCTGCGAATAGTAACTCAGCTGTTCAATTCTCAATTGCATACGGGCATGCGTACGGATCGGGGTCTCAATACTACAATCCATTAGTAACAGGCGTTTCTCCCACGTACACCACTTACAAACAATACAAAAATTTAGTGTACGGTCCATTCGTGACAGGCTCTCAGGGATTTAATTTTGGAGGCTCAAATACAAATTCTAGGTACATATACGCCATAAACGTAGACAGGAATAGATACAAAGAGAGTCTCTTACCAGGATCTTTTAACCTATTTTTATCAGCTTCTGGAGGATCGATTCAACTTACAGACAATAGCAACAATTCTACTGTTATTAGTTATTTAGATTGTGGAAGAGTGTTTGATATAGTGTCAGGTTCGAACGGATACGCTAGTACTTCGACGCCAGTCAACTCTACGCAAGCTGGTTACACAGCTTCTGGATCTTACGGATTCTTCCTTCCAGACATCGGAACTATTATCTTGAATCCAGCGGCTTTAGCTTTGGCCTCTACTTACGGTGGTATAGGACTTTCAGTAGACGAAGCTTCTAATCCGTCTACCCCTTATACTTGTATTAGCAACAATGTCTTGTATAACGCGATCTCTCAGAGTGCAAATTTTCAATTAGGTTCTTACGAGACCATATCTTCAGATTACATATTCGTAAGGATTCCAAACGCTCAATACAACTATAGTTCGAATCCAACCTTTACTTCGGGATCTCAAGGCGGTTTGGTTTATCCGATATTAGTCAACAGCCCGCAGACATTCATTACGACTGTGGGTCTTTACAACAACAACAACGATCTATTGGCTGTAGCAAAACTTTCTGTGCCTTTGGTGAAAGACTTCACTAAAGAGGCACTGATTAGAGTTAAACTGGATTGGTAATAAATAAATAATGAGTAGAGCATCAAATACGATTAACGCTTCGGACCGTTCTACCACACCAATTAAACTGAGATACACTTCTTCGTATGATAAAGACTATTTTGCGAATTACGGTATATCGATTTTAAGCGGAGTAAATGGATCCATTAGCATAACAGGTTCAGTGCCGCAGACTACATTGAATTACTATTCGGCGAAACAGCTGTACTACTCAAACTATACGACCGGATCCTTTCCAGTGTCTGCGTCTAGTTTTGATAATTTCTTGCAGTCCACCGCTGCTTATGGTACTTTTGATGCTGACGTTAGGTACTTTCCTACTGAATCCAATTCAAAGATAGCCATAGTATCAATACCGAGATCCATATACGGAGAAAACATAGCGAGAGGAGGATTCGTTATAGATACTTATTCTCCCCTCACTAAACACATATCCGACGATGGAAACGGAAATATAATTGATTACACTGATCCCGTATCTCCAGTCCATGTAGGAAACGTTCTGTACAATCAGGGAATAGCTGTAATTACCAATTCTTATTACGTCACTTACGTAAATAATTCTGCTGTAAAGTACATACTCACGATTACAGCAGAATCCACTGTATACCAAAACGAAGTTAGGTGCCACGTATCGGAAAACGACTTTAATTACTCGTTAAATCCATCTGTGTACTCTGAGTCCAGTTTTTCTACTTCCTCTGTGTCCCCAATAATATTCTCTGCTCTTGGACAATCTAGCGGATTCAGTTACGTAGCATCCGGAAATTTGAGAAACGAATTAACTGGTTCCGACTTTGCTCCTTTCGCTACCACCGTTGGACTCTACAATGACAAGGACGAACTTCTCGTCGTGGGTAAATTGGCGACCCCCTACCCAATACCATCGAATACGGACATGACCTTCGTCGTAAGATACGACAGTTAGCATATTTATTAGGAAATAAACCCAAGTCTAGAGGACAGTGAATCTGGACACAATATAAATGGCAAACGAATTCGTAGCGAGAAACGGTCTCATCTCCCTTAACAACGTACAAATAACAGGATCGCTTTATGTATCCACAGACATTACAGGATCTCTTTTTGGAACTTCTTCGCAGGCAGTATCGGCGTCCTATGCAACAACAGCACAAACAGCTAGCTACGTTTTAAACGCTACAAGCGCTTCTTATGCTACAAGTGCTAGCGCAATAAACGTATCAATAATGGCGTCGGATCTACCTAGTTGGTACATCCCGCTTGTTTCTGCCTCTTCTGGATATCAGACAATGTCGATAGAGACAAACGGACTTACTTACAACTCAGCCACCAATACTCTAGCTACAACCTCATCTTACGCAATCCAAAGTTTAAGTGGTTCTTACGCTCTTACATCATCTTCACCCATGTCCGTTACGGGAACAACAATATATTCTAATACTCTGACTTCTAACGTCAATGCAGTTGGTAGCGTTGTGTTGGGCAGCGGTGCTGGATCGGGCGCAGCTAGCGGATCCAATAGTGCTGTCTATATAGGCCAAAACGCAGGAAACTCAGCAGCTGGAGGCACTTTCGGAGTTTACATAGGCCAATCAGCGGGAAACTTGGCATCCGGTTCTGACAGATCAATTTTTATAGGTACGCAGGCAGGCCAGCAGACAATAGGCACCAGTTATACAAATTTTATAGGTCACCAAGCTGGATATCAAAACACTGGTAGTAATATCTACTCAAACTTTTTGGGTTACGCAGCGGGTTACCAGAGCACAGGTTCTAGCTATTCAGCGAACGTTATTGGAGGCCTTGCTGGCTACCAAGCGCAATTTATAGCGACTTCCAGTTTTATTGGATTCCAAGCGGGAAGGGGTTCTTCGAACGCACTCAATTGCAACTTTATTGGTACCAACGCAGGCAGCAGCGCAAGCAGTTCTTTAAACTCTAACTTCATAGGCTTTCAAGCGGGACTTCAGGACTCTGGTTCCGGTTTTTCTAATTTTATGGGCTATCAAGCAGGATATCAAAACTTAGGAGGCAATCACACTGCTAGCTTTATTGGAAACCAAGCCGGAAGGGGAGCTTCTGGTTCTGTAAACGGAACTTTCATAGGGTTTCAAGCGGGATTCAACGATTTGGGATCAAGTAGATCCAATTTCATAGGGTACTTGGCTGGATCTTCTACTTCGGGAGCTCCATCTTCGAACATGATCGGTCAAAACGCAGGCTATCTGTCGCAAGGTGTTACACAAGTGAATTTTATTGGCCTCCAAGCAGGACAACAGTCTTTGAGTTCTAGCTTCTCAAATTTCATAGGAGTTCAAGCAGGATACATAAACACAGGTTCTCAGTACGCTAACATGATCGGTTATAGTGCTGGTTACCAAAGCTCTGGATCTAGCTATTCCAATTTTATGGGATATTTGGCTGGCTATCAAAATTCAGGCTCTTCTTACTCTACTTTTATAGGATTTAGAGCCGGATATTCAAACTTGACTACCATTACTTCTTCCGGTACAAATAACATAGTTATGGGTACATACGTAACGCTGCCCCCAGCGTATAGTAACGGTATAAACATAGGTGGATTAATATTTGGATCCGGTTCTTACTTTAGTACAACAGCAGTATCCTCTGGTTCTGCTAACGGTAAAGTGGGCATCAACCAACCCAATCCACAGTTTACGTTGGACGTCAACGGAACGACTAGGTTACAAAACACCACTACCGTAACAGGATCGTTAAATATAAGCGGCTCTATAACAATCGCTAGCGGTTCGATAACCATGCCCGATAGACCGGCATTTAGAATAATCGGTACAGGCGGTGCGATAAACGCAACGACCATCATTTCTGGAAGCAAGGTGTCGGTAGACTACAACCAGGGTGGTTACTATAGCACATCGAGCGGTCTATTCACCGCACCGATTGCGGGATTGTATCAAGTGAATACCGTCGTTAGATCGAACAGTAACACATTGACGACCATATCCCAATTGATCGTTTACAAGAGCAGTAGTTTGGGAGATATTGCGCAAATAATGATAGAGTTCGCACCTTCCACCTCAATGAACCACGCGGGCGGTTCAACCATTTCTAAATTGGCAGTCGGCGATACGCTAAGAGCGGTAGTCGCAGCAGGTACCTGTTCTTTCGACCTAAACGATAACTTTTCAGTAGCTTACATAGGATAAAATAAAAATACAAAAATGGCGCAGATTAAACCGATAGAGACCCAAAGAAACGGGAACATGATAGAACTCTTAGTAGAGTTCCTTTCCCACTCTCCCGAAACCGTGTTCTACCAAGTCGTAAGCGAGACCGGAGCCGTCTGCATGGCGGACCATTACGAGCTGACTGCGGAAGAGTTCGAAGACTTGAATTCAAACGCTAGAGACATCTATCAAATAGTGGCAAACGCAATCAACATAGAGTTGGTTTAGGACAATACGTGGATATTTATAATAAAATAGTCTATGGGAAATTGGTTACACGAAGGAAAGGAGTACATTAAATTGGAAGACTTTCCCAGCAACGCGGTTGGTTTCGTATACAAAGTCACCAACACCGCATCCGGTAAATTCTACGTCGGAAAAAAGATACTAAGAAACTCGTTGACAAAGAAGCTCACAAAGAAAGAGATTTCCGAATGGGCCAAACCGGGCAGGATTCCAAAGAAAAGAAAGGACATAAAGGAAAGCAATTGGACCGATTACTACGGTTCTAGCAAACTGGTGATGGAGGACATAAAAGTCTTGGGCAAGGAAGCATTCACTAGGGAGATATTGGTAATTTGCACCGCAAAGAAACAGATGGGCTATTGGGAGACGTACTACCAAATGGTGCTTAAAGTATTGGAGGTAGATTCGTACAACGAAAATGTTGGAGGCAAGTTTTTTAGAAAAGACGTTTCCCCCGCTGTCCCGGACTTACAGGACGAAGAAGAATAGAAATTACGATAGAATACTAAGGAAAAATAAAAAGGAGCCCAATGAGCTCCTTTTCTTATTTACTTTATGAAGTACTTTATAGTCTGCTGTTTTTAAGTTTAGCGGCCAATATTTTTTTTGTAAATTAAATTTAATAAAAAAACATTATTCATACATTTGACCTTTGTATCTTATCTCGTCCAAAAATTCTGATCTATCATCTCCTAAGCTGAAACTATCAGGAAAGATCCATGTGTAAGGTATGTTTTTGGTAGGTCTTTATAGCTTAATGACTTCAAAATTATTAATATTTAATTTACCAATAATAACAAAACATCCAATAGCATTGTATGAATCTTGCCATGTTTTAAAATCTTTATAGTTTCCCATATCATCATCTACTTCCCAATTATACTTTTTTATTTGGTCTGGATAAATTTTAATTACTATTGGTGTGCCATTTTCCCTATCTAAAGCTTGATCCTTTGCAAATTCAAAGTCATTAGTAACAAACAAATAGGATTGATATCTGTTATTTTTCCATATTTCCTTTATTGTTCCATGATATAAGGGCACATTTACATCATCTTTATTTACTACAATATTAGTATCAGACTCTTGTTGATTATTTATCATTTCCAATAATAGACTCATTAGTTTCATACTTATAAATATTAATCACGCTGTAATATCCATTCTCCGCCTAATATTTTTGTTTTTCCATTAGCTAATCTATATACGTTCATTTCATGAAAATTATAGTTATTATAAAATTCGTATTTAGTGCAAATAATTGATTCTTTTGTTTTTGTATTAAAAAAATTATATAGTTTTGAATCTCTATTTTTTTCGTTTTTAGAATTTATTTTAGCTAAACTTAAATTTTTTTTGTGTTGTTCTGATTTTAGTTTGCCTTTTAAAGCTTGACTGACTTTTTTATTCCATTCTTTATTATGAATGATATTTTTAAGCGCTAATTGTAATTTTATTTTCGTCTCTTTTGAATGATTTTTTCCTAACATTCCGCTAGTTCCACCTAAATGATGATTTCTTATTTTATCTTTTACTTCTTGCGTAAATATTATTTCTGCGCCTCTTGCATTATTATACCACTCATCACTAGATATATCAATTGATTTCAAATAATCTTGTTCATATTTTAAACATTCATCTCTAGTACCTTCAAAAATTACCTCTCTTTGAAATTCATCATAATCAAAATCTTTCCAAAAACTATTATTAGAAGTTGATGAAATATATCCATCATCTAAAGTACCCCTATGATAACCTACATATTTTCTATTATTAGTTTTATTGTGCCATAAATATACAAATGCTTCTTTCATATCTTTTATATAAATATATAGTGTTTACACAAAAGACACTATTCATACATTAAACCTTTAAATTTAATTTCATCTAAAAATTCTGATCGGTTAGATAAATTAAAATTATCTGGAAAAATCCAAGTATATGGAATTTGTTTGGTTGGTTTTTTAGCTCCATGTCTAATAGCAATTGCCTTGAAAAAAAAACAGCTTTTATCCTCGATATTCAAATACTTCTGGGAAGTCATTGGGTTCAAAGGGTGATTGACTAATAGATCCATTTGATATAACCATTGATCAGCGTACTTATTCTTAGGAATGAACTCCCCATATTCATTAATAATATACTTAGCTTTACCATTTAAATTTTGTCCACCAAAGATTTGATGCATACCGTCAAAATGACCAGTACCACCGAACAAAATGGACTCAGGATCTACCAAGTGTGGATAACTCATCGCAATATATCTTGCAGTGTTCTTACATGGATACAGTGGGCTTCTAAATCCCTGGTACTCTTTGAAGTACTTTTCCAACCTCTTAGCGAATCCCATCATGGTGTATTTCGGTCTCTGTCTTGATTCCACTTCGTCTAGTATATGTCTCAAGTCTTTTGCAGCAGCCGCAGGACCGTTCAGTATCCAGTCCTTTACGTTTGTGTTCTTTGGATAGTATATTTGAAACAGGTCGTTCCTCGCGTGTCTGTTCTGTTTGAAGTGTTCTTTTGTGGCGTCTATGCCTTCGTTTTTCAGCTTAGTGAAAGTCCCCCAGTGTTCGTTCGTAAAACTAAAGACTAGCGTGTAAAACAACCTAAGTTCGTTGTCTGTAACTTCCTGCATCACTTCGCAGTACGGGTGCTCGTGCCAGTGTAGCCTGTGAGAGAATATTTGGTATTCGTCTTTCAACAGAGAGTCGTCTCGTCTATCGAACTTTTGACAGAACTCGAAGAACTTCTCTATGCAAGTCTCTAGGGGCCATTCCCTCATCCAAGAGTCCTTTGGTTTTTTGCCCTTGAATTCGGGTGTCGTTGTGTTTGGGTAGAGTATGTCGTTCATATTTTGTGTTTGCAGTTTTCAAAATGCCATCTTTGCATATTACCAGTTCCGCCAGAAAAATTACAATGCGGGCATATTAATATAGATCTTTTTTTATTTATTTTTGACTTTTACATCGTAAATTTTTATATTCTCTTAATCTTCTATCTATAGAATGAGTTTGCCCTATATAAACTTTATTATTCGGAGATATTATCTTGTATATGATTACCATATAATTTATTTACTTCTTCTTTATACTTATGTGAAGTCCAATTAACTTGATTTAAAATTTTAAAATCAGACGGATGATTACTTAAATGATTAAAACTTGGAATTAAATTTAGATCTAACATCGCTTTTTGACGACCTTTTGGGTGATCTTTTATAGACGAACTATTCCAAACATGATCTAAGTCTAAATGATCATAATCGCACCCAACTTTGCAATAATTCTCTATCCACCTGATAGAATCGCACGCTACGTCCTCTGCGTTGTAGGGGAAGCTTCCCGTGTCCTCGTATATCTTCATCATCACAGAATCTAAGAACACTTCTTTGGGCATCTTGGTCGACCTCGTGGCTAGATAACCAACGCATTCTATAGCGTTCGTACCGTAGTAGAAGGGACTCTCGCGATTAACGAATTCTGGAAACCAATCCGCCACGTCCGCTATGAATGCCGCGTATTGAAATCTAAAGGCTCTGAGTCCACGGTCTGCATTCCACTTGAACATGAAATTGCCTATTTCACGCAAGTCCTTTTTGTCTCCGTGCTCCAAGAAAACGGCCACGTCTTCTGCAAGCTGAGGAACGAATTCACATAGGAAGTAATCTCCGCCTCGTTTGTAACCTTCGATGGGTTTTGGAAAGCTTGGAAACTGGTAGCCAACCGAAGTATAGAAAGGCCTATTTGCTCCCTTGATAACGTCTATCAATTGCGGGATATTGTCCGCGCAGTGCATGTCCGACAAGAGAGTGTTGTAGTAACCAGAGGGCTTGTAGGCGTAGTTGATCCCTGATCCGGTCAATCGATGAAACAAGAATAGGTACAACCACTCCTTTAGACCGAACACTTGACGCTTTCCTGCCCAATTCTTGGAAATAGTTTCCCTCTGTCTTGTCATGAGACCCTCTTTCATTTTGTTCCAATACGGGTGATCCTCGCTCCATCCGTAAAAAACGTCGTTGACTATCTGAGAGAATCCCGCGTATTTCCTTTCGACGACGTCGTACAGTTCCACGTGCTTCATTAGATCGTCGGGCACTGAACTCTCAGAGTGTTTTATCCTGCCCAAATTGCATTCTTCTTGTTGAGTCTTCGCCATTTGATAGTAGCGAAGGAATTCGTCGTAGTACTTCGTGGTCTTTATCCACTTTGGATTTGCTGTAATCATATTATTTTTGAATTTCTGATTGTCTTCTTGCTTCTATTCTTTGCTTTAATAGTTGTGCCTGTTCCCTGTAGTATTCTGGATCCGTCTCCATCCACCTCTCTTCGTTTACCCACTCCTCTTTAGCGAAGCCTATTCCCAGTATCTTTATGTGTTTCGCTCCGTGTTGGTTTAACGCTATGTTCTTGGTCTTTTCTATGGCTTCCTCTTGAGTCCTGGCCATTATCACGCACACGTAGTCTTTGTATCTCATCCAATTGGGCTCCGCTTCTCTGTGATCTTTGTAGTGAGCGTAGTACACAGAATAGGGTTTTAAAGTCCCCTGCTCCCTTAGTATGCGTTTCTTCTCCTCTCTGGCCCACTCTACGTACCAATTTAACACGTGATCTTCCGGTTCTACGTCGTAATCGAACAGTTGAAATATCTTCCAAGAGTCTAACGCGTACTTGCCGACGCCCTTCATTTTTTGAATCTCGCTTATCGGAATGAACATAGCGTTGCTGTACCTTCTCTCGGCCTCTAACCACTGGTAACAGAATTCCTTCCAAGCCTTGGTCCTCTTGTTGTAAAATCCGAGCGGCTTTATCATGTCCACTATCTCTTGGTCGTGACAGTCTATGAGAGATTGGGCGTCTCCACACTTGGAAAAAAACATGTCTCTAACCTGATCCACTTGTTTGTGGTGAGTCTGGTTCAACATGAAACAAACCATCAGCATCTTAAATGGGTCGTCCCTATACTCTTCCTGCCTGGTAGCATAGGGTGAAGTGGCTAATCGCATAACTTTTATTTACATAAATGTAAGCAAATCTATCGATCCAATACAATTTATCTTTCACGTGTAAACATAAAAAAGCCCCGTAAAAACGAGGCCAAGATTATCCCTAAATTGACTTGTTAAAGAAAGCCTTTAATCTTTCGTGTAAGTCGTGTAGTTCTTCGTCGTTCAAATTCCTGGATATTTTTTTGATACTATCGATAAAAGAATCGTAATACTCGGTCACTTTGTCGTCGCTAGAATCCGCTTCTTTTACTGGAAAGGTCTTTCCACCCAACTTAAACGATTTTTCGTGGTGCTTCTTTGCCTGTAGCGCTGCGTAATCGAAAGTCGATCCCTCTTCTATGTCTTCCAAGAGGTTGGTCAATTTAATGTTCTTTGCCATGTTATTTGTGGTGTCTTTGTTTTGCGTTGTTTATGTACGTGTTCAATAGCTCTCCAATCCCGACCCTTAGGTTACCGTCCCCCTTTGGATCCTTTACTTTCTTGGCTATAAGCTTGGCGGCTTTTAAAGTCCTGTCCTTGATCGTCCCGTCGCTCTGGCCAGCGTCTATCATCTTGCAGATAATATCGTATAGCCTCGCTCCTCCCTCTTGCCAGAACTCTCCCCTTATCATCACGTCTGCCTTATCGTAATCTACTCTGTCCCACTCGGAATCTGCTTCCATAACGTAGTACTTTTCGGCGTAATCGTTATCA